TATTCAACCTGCAGAGAAGTTTACTTCATTTGCTACGCAAGAATTTTCTACGAGTGCTACGACCTCCTATACTCTAGATCATGCTGTAGCTAATGAAAATGAAATAGCTTTATTTGTAAATAACGTAAGACAGCAACCTGGATCTGGTAAAGCATATACTGCATCAGGCACAGCGTTGACACTATCTGCGGCTACGGCTTCGACAGATACGATGTACTGTATATTTCTAGGTAGAGCATTACAGACCGTTGTACCTGCAACTAATAGTATTAAACCTGCAATGCTTTCTCTTGATGATGGTGTTACAATTACAACCGATGATAACTCAGACACACTAACATTAACATCAACTGATACTGATGCTAATTCAGGACCTAAATTAAATTATTATCGTAATTCAAGTAGTCCAGCAGATAGTGACTATATTGGAAATACACTTTATGTTGGTAGAAATGATAACTCAGAAAATGTAAATTTTGTTTCTATTAATGTTCAAGCAAATGATGTTTCTGATGGAACTGAAGATGCTTCTTATATTATAAACACAATAAGAAATGGTGCATCAGATCAAACCTTTAACATAAGTCCAACCGAAGTTATTATTAATGAAGATTCTAAAGACATAGATTTTAGAGTTGAGAGTGATGGTAGTGCTAATGCTTTATTTGTACAAGGCTCTTCTGGTGATATATTTATAAATTCTACTTCTGCTATTTCTGGTGATGCTAAACTATCAGTAACAGAAACAGCTAATGATGATGTTGTGCAATTTGAAAATACAAATGCAAGTTTAACAGAAAGAGTTTTATTATTAAATGCTCATCGTGCTGCTAATTCTGGTTATCAATTTTTATTAACATATTCTGGTGATTTATCTGATTTAGAACACAATCTTAGAGGTGATGGTCAAGCGTATGCAGATGGAAGTTGGAATGGTGGAGGTGCTGACTATGCAGAATATTTTGAATGGAAAGATGGCAACACTTCTGATGAGGACAGAGTAGGTATATCTGTAAAACTTGATGGGGATAAGATTGTAGCATCTTCTGATAGTGATAACGCTAGTGATATAATAGGTGTTATATCAGCCAACCCTTCTATAACTGGAGATAGTGCTTGGAATAAATGGAATAAAAAATATCTAAAAGATGACTATGGAAGATATAAACTAGATGGAAATGGAGAACGTACTTTAAATCCAAACTACGATAAAGAGAAAACATACATTGCAAGAGAAGACAGGAAAGAGTGGGGTACTGTAGGACTAATGGGTAAGCTACGAATTAAAAAAGGTCAGAAGACAGGAACAAATTGGATAAAGATGCGAGATATATCCAGTGCAGTGGAAGAATGGTTAGTGAGGTAATATATAACCCATGGCACTCTCTAAGGTCAACTTCAACAGTCTAAACGTAACGCCTGCAGCAAGCAAGGCGATTAAGTTTAACTCCAATAACAATGGTATAGAGACAGGGGATGTTGGTGGTAGTTTGGTGTTGATATCTACACAGACTGCTAGTAGTTCTGCAAATATAACTTTTGATAGTGGTATAGATTCTACTTATAAAGAGTATATTTTTAAATTTATAGATGTGCATCCAGCAACTAATAATGTTACGTTTCAAGTAAATTTTAGAGATGGTAGCACAGCTTATGATGCTACAAAAACTACAACATATTTTAGAGCTATACATGCTGAAGCTGATGATACAGGTTCATCTGATTATTTAAAATATTCAGGAGGAAATGATCTTGCTCAAAGCACAGGAGTGCAAAATTTATCTGAAGGTATAGGTAATGGTAATGATGAAAGTATGAGTGGTATGCTACATTTATTTGATCCATCTAATACAACTTTTGTAAAACATTTTATAAGCACATTTAATTGCTATCAATCAGAAAATATAACAATACAATCATTTGTTTCGGGTTATTGTAATGTTACAGCTGCTATTGATGGAGTACAATTTTCAATGTCTTCTGGGAACATAGACGCTGGAACAATCAAAATGTATGGAGTATCATAGTGGCTTTAACAAAATATAATTTTAATAGTTTTGATGTAACAAGTGCAGCCAGCACATCCCTAGGCTTTAACGCAAGTGCTAATGGATTTGCAACTATTAGCTCTAGTAGTATGGTGCTTATTAAAACTTTGACCGCATCAGGCGATTCAACTATTAGTTTTGTAGACGGCAGTAGTGATGTGGTCTTAGACAATACATATCCTGTCTATTTATTTAAATTTATAAATGTTCACCCCAATGGAAATGATAGAAAATTTTACATGCAGGGTAATACTGCTGGAGCTAGTGGTTTTAATGAAACTATAACATCTACATACTTTAGAGCATATCACAACGAAGCTGGCTCAACTGCTGCATTATCATATGAATCAGGAAATGATTTAGCACAAAGCACATCTGTCCATGAGTTAATTGATTCTTTAGGAAGTGATAATGACCAAAGTATGTGTGGAGAAATGTATTTATTTAATCCTTCTAGCACTACTTTTGTAAAACATTTTATGAGTAAGTGTAGTAATTATCATCAAGGAGATTTTAATTTACAAGTTTTTACTGCTGGATATTTTAACACTACATCAGCTATAGATGAAATACAATTTTCAACAAACACAGGAAATTTTGAAACTGGCACATTTAAACTTTACGGAATTAAGGATAGTTAATGGCTCTTAATAAATTAAAATATAATAGTCTTAATCTAACTCCTGCAGCTAATAAAGCAATTGGTTTTGATTCTGATGCTGATGCACTAGAGGCTACTCTTGAACCTGGCTCTATGACTTTTATTAAAAAGTTAACTGCTAGCTCAAGCGGTGATTTAACATTTCATGATGGAACATCGGATGTAGTTTTTGATTCTACTTATAAAGAATACTTGTTTATTTTTAATAACATACATGCACAAACTGATGGTGCTAATTTTCTTTTTCAAGCAAACGCTGCTGGAGGTAGTGGTTTTAATGAA